AAATCCGGCGCTTATCTGAACAAAGAAAATGCTCATCTCGCGCTCGAGGCGCACTATTTCGTCGCCGTACTCCTGGAAAGCGTCTGCACCTTCTTGGCCGACAATTGTGGCTAAGCGACGGTTTGTCTCTGCTGTAATTGCTGCTGCGTCACCAACTTCCTCAAGGCTTTGTAGGTATTGGTCAAATTGAGAACCTGACGCTCCAAGGCCGTCGACAATATCGGATACGTTCGGAGCGGCTGTACTGAATGCTTTGGAAAGATCGTTGACGCTGGTTACAAATTGATCGATCTGTTGGCCGATCGCGCTCAACGCAATCTGTGCTCCGAAATTTCCTAAGCCGCCGCCAAGCGCACCACCGATTACTGAGCCCGCTCCACCGCCAAACAGCAGGGGAAAGCCGGCGCCGAGGGCAATGTTCTGAAGTCGCTGGCTACGTGCTTGCGCGTTGGCTTTTTGCTGGGCGGCTAATTCGCGCTCGGCTTCTTCTCTGTTGCGCTTGCGGATATAAAACTTGCGCGTCTCCAGTGCAAATCCGCGCTGGATGGATTTGTTTAGTTTCTCTTCTAAAGCGAGGCGGCTTTGGCTGGTTTTTAAATCGGCTCTCTTTATTTCTAGTCTTTCTTTCTCAATTCGTGCTGAGCTTCTGCCCCCGCCCGGGCCAAATTGACTCTTTTTGTTGAGCTCGTCTATTCTTTTTTCAATCTTGCTGATCTCGTTCTCTACAGCACGAGATCCCTGCAGCGTCAGATTAATACTGGCGTCAAACGAAGCCACAGGCAGGCCGATACCTCAGTCGAGTCTATCGGCCCTTCCGTTTGACGGCCTTCATGGCCTTCTCGTGCTCATCGTTTAGATGGCCGAAATAGGCGCTCCAAAGAAGGATCTCTTCTTCGGTGGCTTCGTTGAGCAGCTTGGTCAGGGTGTAGCCCAGTTCTTTGGCCACACCCATGCACAGCATCAGCCAGCTGTTGCTGGCTAGTTCCTGCTTAAGCGCTTTTCATGTCGAGAGGCTCGGCCTCCTCGTCACTGGAAATAACTGCAAGCATCAAAGCCTGCAAATCGCCGTCGCGTACTTGGTTTTTAAGCGTGGCAATGTCGCCTTGGTGAAATAGCGGTGTGCCATTCTCGTCTTTGGCTTTACGCACCAGCAGTTGGAGGGCGAAGGCAGCTGCGTCTTCAGATCGGGCGTCTTTCTTTGCACGCTCTCGCTCAGCAGCGGTAAGAGGAGTAACCCAAAAGCAGACGACTTCACCGCTTTCCAAAGTTACTTCTTTCTTGACAGGCTCAAGGTTGGCAGCCTTTACAAGCTTGTCGATGAAACGTGCCATCTAGTTGGAGTAATACAAATAAAAGTCTATCGTGTCACAAATAAAAAGCCCCACCGAAGTGGGGCGTACTGACGTGCGTGCGATCTAACTCTAGGCAGAGATGCCAAAAGCGGAAACCATATTGACGACGCTGAAGTTCAGCGTGCCAGTGGTCGGATCGTCGGGGTTCACGGAGAAGCTCATACCCGAGATGTTGATCTCAGCCTCGATGTAGAGAGACTTGTCATCATCCACGGTGCCGTCGGTGGTGACGGTGCAGACGTAGAGCTTCACGCGAGCGCCAGACTGATTGCGCAGCACGGCGCTGCCCAGCAGGCGGTTGGCGATGTTCTCCTGGTCGCAAGTGAAGTAGACCTCCATCGATCCAGTAGCCGAGGCGTAGCCCGACTGGGTGGAACGGAAGGCGGCCAGCTTGCTGCAGTCAGAAGCTGTCGTGCCGGTGTGGCAGGGCAGCGTGGTCACATCCAGCTCGTCACGAGAGATGTCGATGCTGAAGGACCTCACACCGCAAACGCCGAAGAAATCAGCAAGTGCAATGTTGATGTGTGCAGGCAGATCGTTGTCTGCAGTGCCGGTGCCACCGTCGCCATTGGCATCGATGGCGGTGCCGTTTTTGGCGCCGCTCAACTGGATCCAGGGGTTGCCCTCTGTATCGGTGCCGGTGCCAACCACGTAGTAGCTGGTGGCAGTGCCACCGCCTTGGGTGACGGTTTCGACTTCAACGATGCAGCCGGAGCCGCTGATGAGTGCAGCACCAGCAATGCCGAGCTGGTCGGTGGACTTGTAGCCCATACCGCCGTCAGTCAGAGCGACGTTAGTGACCAAACCGGTGCCGTCGGTGCTGACGGTGCCGCTTGCGCCGACGCCAGAGCCACCGGTAAAGGTGACAGGGCTATCGGTCAGGCTGACCGGGTAGCCAGAACCTGCAACGAACGAGCCGAGAGCGGTGATTGTGCCGTCGGCAGCGAAGGTTGCGGTGGTGGCGGTGAAGGCAGAGTCCAGGTTGCCGCCGTCTTCTTCAGTTAGAAAGACAACGTCATTGACCCGGAAGTCTGCACCACACTCGAGAGTGATGTGGGAAGTGGTGCCATCTGTGCCCCACGCGGAAAAATCGCGGACGCAGACGCTTGTACCTGGAGGTTTAAACTCAATTGAGCCCTCCTGCCCCGTCAGTACGGAGCTATCGCAAAGTGCCATAATGGCCTCCTTTGGGTTTACACAGGGGCGTCTCTAGGCGGGGGCTCCTAGTACGTGGGCACGGCCCACACAGGGATTTTAAGCGGTGTATTCAGCCTGAATCGGCATAGACATTGCCGCAAAGAAGTACGGACGGTCGTCAAGGGCTGTGAAGATTGGACCGGTTATTGGGCCAAGCGTTCCAAGCACGCCGTAGGTGCGGTCGGCTGGGCGCTTGGTTAGCTTCATCATTTCGCAAAACAGCTCTTCCATCACTTTTTGCGCGCGAGCTGGGCCGATGCCCTTCGGCGTGAAAAACTCGATGATGAAGCTGCCGCGAATGTTCTCGTACGCACCACAGAGAGACGGCTCGGTCATGGTGCCGAAGTTGAGCCTTGTTACAAGAAACTCGTCCGAGGCGTCGCCGGTTGGGACGTTTTGGTTGTCGACACGGACTTCGATACCGTTGTCGGTCGCGTAGTCGATAACAGGCTGCTCGTAGTACCGGCGAATGTTTTGAAGGCCCATCAGTTAATAACGCTCCCGGCTGGGCCGATAAAACTGTTCTTTTTAAAGCCCTTAATTCGCGGATTTTGGGAAGCCGCAAATGCTGCGTCCCGCAAAGTGTCGCGTAAAGAGCCACCTTCAACATAGGTGCGATACCAGTCTTTGGGCGCACTTAAAAATCGGGCTCGTTCCACCCGACCGGGCTCTAAATCCATGGCCACGTTGCGGTATTTCGTTCTGTTGCCGATGGTGTAACCCACGTCCTTACCTGCACCGGTTCCGCGTAGTGACGGGATGACTGGGATTGGGACTTCGGTGCGGGCGGTGCGCCCTTTGAAACCGCTGTAGGCGTCAACGCTTGCAGGGATGCGGACGTCGCCAACCTTTACGACCCAGTTCTTTGCGAATTGGCCTGAGTACCAGGGGCCGAGAAATATAAGTTCGCCGACGATTCGAGTGGCGGCTTCACGCGCAGTGGTTTGCTTGATTTCGCCGACCCACTCTCTAAATCCTGGAAGGCGAAACTGTCTGGCCATTACTGAGGCCTCGCGATGACAACGTGGAATACAGGCTTCTCACCACGGTAGGTTTTGGGCTCGATGACCTTCATGATTTGAGGGTCGTCGGGAAAGCCGGGTGTCGGCACCTCGAAGTAATCCTCGGTTGTGATGTACTCGAAGCTCAGTTGACGAGGATCGATAAGGATCTTGACGTCGTTGGCTTGGTATAGACCTGTCTCCTCGGTAATGTCGAGGCTCGCAATAACGATCTTTACCGAGATCCGGGTCTCCGTTTCGTTGATTTCACCGGTGGCTGAATCGTATGCCGACCCAGCCCGGCGGACGAATGTCGCGGAGTGGCCCCACTCCTGGATCATAGGAGGGCCGATTGGTTCGAATACGTCGTCGACCTTAGACATCAGTTGCGCAGCAGGCGAATTTCACGGTTGGGACCCAGGCCCCCTACCCAGCAACCGAGGAGGTCCTTCAGCCAGGGGAAAGCCGAAATAATTGCTGGATCGCCGCAGGTGTCGCAGCTGCTAGCAACTGCGTTGTTGAACTGGTCGTACTCGATCTCGAGCACGTCCAGCTTTTGGCGTTTGACGTACGTCCCAGTTGGAGCCTGAGAGCCCCCTCCAACCCCGGGAAAGTTAGAGGCATTCAGGGTGTACTGGACTGCCAGTGCCACCTCCGCCCTCTGCATTTCGTACGGGATAAATGCACAAGTGGCTTCGACGCCGTCACAGGTCGCTCCGCTGCGGGGCCACTTCAAACGCTGAGGTTTAGCGGCGTCGTCCGTAGATGGATTGCATCGAGTGCCCTTGTAATCCAGAGTTTCGAGCCAAAGAGTCGCGTAGATCAGGGATTCTTCACGTTCTGGATCGGTTTTGGTCAGCCAGTCGTCGCCGCCGGGCAATGTTGCGGCAATAGAGTCAGCTTCCGCCAAATCGACGTAGCTGTTGGCGACGCTGGATCCGATAGTGGCGTTCAATGTCATAGCACTTCGGTGTAAACCAGCTGCCAGCCATCAGCACGCAGCTCTTTCATCACTTTACTCGCGTCGTTTTTCGATACATCCAACAGCTTGAAATCTTTTCCGCGCCAGGCATGAATTCGCAGCAGGCCGCACATCTCGTTGGTTGCTGACATTCGAGTCTATTTCCAATAAAAAAGGGGGCCGGAGCCCCCAAG